AATGGGGGCTTACTCCTCTTGGGGGATGCTCGCATGGACCCATCATGCTATAGTCCAATTCGCCGCCTGGCGAGTGGGACATAGATCTTGGTTCACGTGGTATGCAGTGTTGGGTGATGACATCGTGATCTGTGATCGCGAAGTCGCTGCCCAGTATGTGCATCTGATGGATGAGTTTGGAGTCAAGATCGGCTTTCACAAGTCGATAATTTCTTCGAACTCTTCATTGGAGTTCGCCAAACGGTTTTATCATCGAGGGAAGGAGGTATCTCCTCTCTCTCTTGCTGGTATCTCCGTTGGGTGGCTTGGACCAGGGTTTGTACCCGAAGTCCTTGCCGCTTGCGAAGCAAAGCTTGGTATAGAGATCCCTCTGTATCAGGTGGCGCGGTACATAGGTGTCGGTTTCAAGGCTGCATCCGCAGCACCCGCAAGGGTGCTGACGGGTCTTCCTCGGATCCTTTCATCCACTCTTCTCCTTCTTCTTAGACCAGGGGCACCGCGAGGTGCTGCCTCACTTTTGGACTGGTACTTAGCCGTCACCATGACGGGTAAGTCCAGAGCAAAAGTGCGGGTGAGTGATGAGGAGAAAATCTTCACACTCATTTGGTCGGAGGTGGTGGACACTGTGCTGGGACCCGCTCTCAAGAGAGTTCGAAGCGTTGTAGATAATCTCTTCATTCCCAATAATGGAAAGAAAAGTTTACCTCGCCAAGAACATCCGATGGGAGACGCGTTTACAGGCAACTACACCGCTTGGTTCAAGGACGTCGTTAGACCTAGATTTATTTCTAAGTTTAGAGGCGCCATTGACCAGGCAGGAGAGATTCTGCGTGAAGCCCGGAAAACATGGGATAGAGAGCGAAATCTCGCGAAATCGCTTCGTCTTATCGAATCTTGTTTATCAATCTTAGCGTTAGTGCCGACACGGATTAACCTTGTTCGACGTGAAACAGAAGAGACTGAAATCTCTAATGTTAATGTCTTGCAGGTATTAATACCGCGATCGGTAAAACGCTGGAGAAAGGTAGCAAAGTTCGTGGAGCGTAAAGCTCCGCCTGGGATCATACGACGGAAACGTTCATCTAAAGAGTCTTTCGAGGCTCTTTCGGTGAAACGCCTGTCGCGATTCTAGGTAAGATTCTATCTTGGTTTATAAGTCCAACCACACTCCATCCCTGGAAAAGATGGTTTTAGGGATGTCTACCGTAACCTCACGG